GAATCCGTGTCCAAAACATCTTCAATCTTTGTATTATCTTTTATGTCATGACCCGTAACTTTATGACCTAATTTCTCAAAACCATATTTACATGCTGAGCCAATAACACCTAATCCAATTATACCTATTTTCATCTTTATTTAATTATTTTTTCAATATCAATAATAGTGTCTTCTAACAGATTTGTATACACTTTTTCTGTGTCATACCAAAAACATTTTTGTGCGTGAGGAGAGTGGGTACTAGAGTTTTCGACTATATAATCATCCGAATTTAAACCAAAGTTAGAGAAGAGTTTCTGTGTAAATTCTTTTATATTTGTTAAAACACCAGAACCTACAATTGAATCTTTTTCAATGTTATTTATTTTATCGACTATCATTTTTGGGTGAATGATGTCTCTAAAAATATTTATGTTACCAACCTCAACTTTAGATTTATTTATAAGGGATTCAAAAATCTTTGCAAATAAAAATCCTTGTTTTCTATATGGTGAATTAAAGTTAAAAGGGTGAATAAAAAAAACATTTTCCATTTTACCTTTATATTGTTCTTCCTTTACTTTCTCAAATAATTTTTGTTTTGAAAAAATGTAATGACTGTATTGATAGTCAAAAGGAAGACTTTCATTTATTGGTCCATTATAGTTATTCCATAATTCACTTGAACCAAACAAAATAATCTTATCATTATTATCTGAAAGTTTTTTAGCTATATCAAACGTATAATTGACATTAACATCTATATAATCTTCAATTGGGAGATTTAAGTAGGTTCTTTGTTCTGCGAACGTTAAAATAACTTTACTGTAACCAGTATCTAATCCTTCATAATTTCTTGAGCTCACGGAAATAGTATCTTGTGGGTCAAAATAATTTATAAGTTGGGAGGTATTTCCTACTACTAAGTTCATATCCTAATAAAAATGAAGTCCGCCAAAAAATCCATTACCCTGATGTGGGTCCAAGTTTTCTAATAGTCTACAGTGACTATTAACTTTTGCAGGTTCCTTTAATAACGTTTGTAATGCGTCACTTTTAGCTATTGAACACTTGTAATAAATTTCATTAAATTTGTTATTTAAATAACTGTCAGTCAAACTTTGTTCAATTTGTTTACGACTTCCTTTTGCTCTTTCGTGACATGTTTTGAATAGGTCAGTTCTTATAAACAAACCAGGGAATTCAAAAAACCAATCGTTTTTAAATTCTTCCATTCTTCTGAATACGAGATAGTTATCGTTACCCAAAATTTTATTCTCTTCCATAAACTTTAAATCTCCGATAAAATTTGTTGCACTATCAAATTGGGTACCACCCAAAGTCATGGACACCATACCACATTTTCTACCATCAATTTCATGATTGAAGGTATATTCTAAATCTTCAATTTTAGGTAGATTTGCCTTTACGTCATCTTCGTTGTAAAAAATATATTCGCTATCAATATTTTCAAATACCCTATTCATTGATAAAATTCTACTTTTGAAATTATCTATTAATACTGTCCATCCATTTTGTTCTAAAAATTTAATAGTATTCCAATCAACAGTATGTCCATCAAATTGGTCTATTGAAACAATTTTTTTACAAAACGGAAAATTTTGTTGGTCCATATGAATGATAGTTTCCATTAACCATCTAAGTCTATCAGGGTGAGCAATACCCATAATAAATGCAGTTATATTCATAAATTAAAACGTTTTGATGTGGTGTTTATATGTTGTAAAGTAACTGATTAAATTTGGTGCTAAAACTGACTCGTCCCATTTTTTATATGTTTTATTTTCATATAAACTTTTATAAAGGTTTCTGTCCTCATAATTCATTTCTTCTTTATGTTGAATCAATGTGTTATTTGGTGAATCTTCAGTCCACTTTGTGTCATAATAACCTTTGTTTATATGACCTAAATCCATCCACGTACTGTTAATCGTTTCTCCATTATAATTTCTCTCTTCAGCAACATCACCAACAAAAATACCAACATCATTTGTTCTCAGTCTATTCCAAAAATCTGTATCCTCAAATTGACCACCTTCAAATCCTTCATCAAAAAATCCAACAACAGTCATTAAATGTTTATGGAATCCGAAAAAATGAAGACCATCAAAAGTAACTAGCCCGTAACCCTCATCAAGTTTTTGTTTAATCGTTTCAAAGTGTTCGATTGTGGGTCTTTGTCTCCAAGATGCTATAATAACATAATCTGTTGGACAATTTTTAATACAATGATTCCAAATTTTAACTAAAGGTCTTCTTTCAGTTGATTCAACATGTATGAATGAAACATTCTCATGTTGTATATAATCTTCGTCTTTTCCATTATCATCAACAACTATAATTTTTAAATCACAGTTATTAACTAAGTGTGTAATTGCTTGGTTTGCAAATGGTAAATTATTAGAATTTACCGGTAACATTATTGTGTAATTTTCCATATTATTGAACATTTATACTTTCTCCTCTCACGAAATGATATGTTACACAATCCTTCACTAATAACTCTTCGTATCCGTCAAGTTGTAATGTATCATGTATCGCAACATCACCAGTTATCCCATTTCTAAAAACAGGTATTGGTCCATATTTTGACCATTCTTCTTTAGTCATCAACCATGAACAACCATCAACTCTATTGATGACCCCAAGAGTTGTTTGTAGTTGAGTTGGTTTACCCCAGTGTTTTAAACAATCGTCAATCGTTAATACCTCTTGGGTTAAATCTCTATTTATTCTTGATATGAATTTTTCATATCCTTCATAATCAAACGTGTCGAACGTGAACCCTAAATCCATAGTGAAGTGTCTACTAATAGCATTAATTTCTCTAATTCTTGTGGTGTTCTCTATCGTGTTTGCTTGTAGAATAATCTTTCTATGTGGTTCATTAATTCTAAAGTTTTCTGCAATTTCATATAGTCTAATAAAACTATCTTTAGAAAAAACTTGGTCGGAACCACCTCTAAAAACATAACCTTCAGAAGATTTCTCATAACCTAAGTTCCAACAAGCATAAAGATTATCAATAAATGTGTTGTATGGTTCATCGTAGATAACATGAGTTAAACCATTTTGATTACAATAATTTATCAAGCTTTCTGTTACTGCTGGCGGTATATTATTATTTCTATAGATTATAATAATGAATTCTTTTTCACAAGGTAACCTATCAAACCCCGCGTAATTTCTAACATTCTCTACGTGACCTTTTAGTAAGTTCAAATCCTTACCGATTATTGTATAATATGTAAATTTCATAGTTGTTCGTTAATTGTGTTTATAATAAATTGAAGTTCTTCATCGGATAGACTGTGATTATTTGGAACATAAATTCCAAGACTGTCAATCAAATCACAATTTTTAAGTTCTTTAACTCCATATCTTTCTGTATAAAATGGTTGTCTACCCATACTACCACATACTAAAGGTCTACACTCAATACCATTCTCAATTAGTTTTTCGATAATTTTGTCTTTATTTGGGTGTATAATAGGAACACAAAAGTTAGATGTCAAACTACCGACCATTGATGGTTTCCAAAAATCATTTTTAATTTCAGAATGAAACTTTTTATAGTTTTCAAATCTTTTCTCAATAATAAAATCTAATTTTTCTAACTGACCTAGACCAATATATGCTTGTAGGTCTGTTGAACGTAAATTAAATCCAGGATAGTAAAAGGTATAAAAGGCGTCAAAATCACTAATGTTATTTTTTTCTCTTAATTCTTTTTGTTTTTCAACACTTAAGTCTCTATCCCAACCGTGACTTCTGATACTTAATAATAAATCATTCATTTCGTCGTCGTTGGTAGAAACAATGCCACCTTCGATTGTGGAAATGTGGTGACCAAAATACGTAGAGAAAGAGGACATCAATCCAAACCCACCTAATTTTTTATTATCGTATTCAGTACCCAAAGACTCACAATTGTCTTCAAGTAAGATTACATCATACTTTTTACACAATTCAAGAATCTCATACATTTTCGGTGAGAAACCTAAGATAGATACTAATAATAGTGTTGAAGGTTTTTCCTCAATAAAAATCTTTTCTAATTCGTCCAAGTCAACCGCGAGAGTTTCTAAATCAACATCACAAAGTATTGGTTCTAAATTTAATTGTAAAATAGGTGCCAAATCAGTTGCCCAACATAGTCCTGGTAAAACCACTTTATTGTTTTTCATTCGACCTGAAATAATCAAAGCATATAACATTAAAAGATTAGCGGATGAACCTGAGTTAACAAATACACTATACTTGGTTCCTAACCATTTCGCCCATTTTTGTTCAAACTCCAAAGTAACTTTACCTTTTGTTAATCTTGGGTACGTTTTTAACCATTCGATTAGTCTATCGATATCTGCGTCATTGATTGTGTCTCTTTGTAATGGAATATTATTCATGTGATTTTAATTTTTGAATGAAGTTTATAATATCTTGAGAGTATTTTGACCAAGTCATATCACTCACTTGAGCTCTTCTTTTTAATAAGGGCTCCTCAATCTTTTCAAATATTTCTTTTAGTTTGTTCTCATTGTCTGTTTCAAATGTGTAATCGGCAAAAAACTCATATCCGTTAAATCCAACATCTGCGGATATTACAGGTGTTCCCGTACTTAATGCTTCTTGCATAGACATAGGTCCTGCGGTCCAAAGACCAGGGATAAGAAGATAATCAATCTTTTGATAAAAAGATGGATAAATAGAATAGTCGGTATCAGGTAAAATTTCTAAATCAATATTTCTACTTTGAGCGATAGACTCAATATTGTTCCACCCATTACCTAAAAACTTAAATCTGAAGTTTTGTAAATTTGCGGTAGATAAAAATCTTTCCATAAACTGCTGACCATAACCGGGATAACCCCCTCTTGATACAATACCTATTGTTATTTTTTTAAGGGGAAAAGTATCATGAGTTTGACCAGGAGTAATAGTTTCAAGTTTTTCTTTAGGGAACCCAACTCTTTCTAACATGTCGGTATATCTTTTATTCATACTCACAATACCATCCAGATTATTAAACGAGTTTGTGTAGTGTAGTAAGTTTTTTAACCAAACCTCACTATTCATATCCGCGTGAGTAAAATAACCAACGTCGAATTTTGTCTTTTGACCTGTGTAACAATTTTGTAAATCACAATAGTAATTAACATCTGCGTTATAATCGGCACTGTGACCAACAGTAATTACAACATCAGGATTTGTGTTGTAATCTTTCATTCTCTCTGCTATTTTCTGAAGTATCCAACCACTAGATACTGTTACTACGTGTATGTGCATATTTTCTCTCTAATAGTTTTATATCATTATTAATCATAACATTTACCATTTGGTTAATGTCCGTTTTAGGTTCCCAATTCAAAACTTTTTGGGCTTTGGATGAATCCCCAAGTAAGAAATCCACTTCGGCAGGTCTAAACAATTTAGGGTCTTGGACCACGTATTGAGACCAGTCATCTATACCAACCTCAGCAAACGCTAAATCTAAAAAGTCACGTACCGAATAAACTTTGTTTGTTGCTATAACATAATCATCAGGAGTATCTTGTTGTAACATTAACCACATCGCCTCTACATAATCAGGAGCATACCCCCAATCACGTTTAGCGTCTAAGTTTCCTAAATAAAGTTTATCTGCAAGACCCAAGTGTATTTTTGCAACACCATCTGTAATTTTTCTAGTTACAAACTCATGTCCTCTTCTTTCTGATTCATGATTAAATAGAATACCAGAACAATTAAACATGTCATAAGACTCTCTATAATTTTTAGTAATCCAGTGTCCGTAAAGTTTAGCAACACCATAAGGACTTCTTGGGTAGAAAGGTGTATTTTCATTTGCTGGTTCAGTACCCATTTTACCAAACATCTCAGATGAGCTTGCTTGATAAAATTTAATTTTCTTACCACATTCTCTGATTGCTTCTAACATACGTAAAACACCCATTCCTGTTGTGTTACTTGTCATCTCAGGTGTATTCCAACTTTCAGCAACAAACGATTGTGCACCTATATTATAAATTTCATCTGGTTCGCTTTGTTTGATTGCTCTAAGAATTGAATTTTGGTCTGTAAGGTCACCTGAAATAATATTTATTTTTCCGTCTAAATGTTCGACGTTCGTATTATTTTTTACTGAGGTTCTTCTTTCTAAACCGAATACTTCATAATCTTTACTTAAAAGTAAGTCTGCTAAATGACTTCCATCCATACCTGTTATGCCGGTAACTAATGCTCTTTTTTTTGCCATTTTTATTAGTTCGTTGTTTGATTTTTATTGTAGATTTCTCTGATTTTTTCTAAATTTTTTGGGTCTGTGCTTTGCGTTATCTCAAACCATTTAGGTAAATATGCAAATGGTAAAAGTTCAGTCTGTAGACCTTCTTCGTTAAGTAATCTTTCAAGTGCCCATCCGTTTTGTCCGTTTGCTTTATATGTGTCATATTTGGTCATGATTTGATAGTCAGTTGCAAAACCTCTATGGATTACACAGTAATTTGTTTTTACTGCCGATTGCAAACCATCAGGATATTGTTTGTGATGAAGTCCTGATTGTTGTGGGAATGTCAGATTACCTGTATTTCTCCAAAGAGGAACCCAACCACCATTCAATGAATGGTATTGGTCATCCACTCTATAATGGATGTCACTCCTCCAAAGGTTGTAGTGGTCAAAGAAAAATGCGTCAACTCGTTCGAAACTACCTTGTCGACATAATTCTTTTAATAATTTTCCATCGTCATCTAACAAACGACCGTCTAATAATAAGTCACCATCTAACCATAAAATCCAATCCGTATCAGGATGTTCTTTTAATAATTTTGTTAATAGTTCATTTTTACAAACAAGTTCTTCAGAAAAACGATTAACCTCAGATTCTATTACGGTTACATTATCAAATTGTTTATAATATTCTTTACTTCCATCTGTGGAATTTTGGTCAAAAATGTACATGTGGTCACATACCGACATACACTTGAACCAATTTTCAAGGTTTCCCTTTTCTAATTCATTTCTCAACTGTGTGAAACCAACTATTTTCATATTAATTTCTTATTTTATGCGATTTTAGTTTTTTAGTAATAGTATTAAAGAGATGCTGATTTCTGTATGCTTTATTTATTAAAACTGCGTCTTTAACTAAATTAGTGTAATGCCACTGGTGAATGGCAATTGGTTCATTAACAATTTCAAGTTTTAGATTCATTAATCGTATTCTTAAAAGTAGTTCGTCATCGTCAAAGGCGTGACCTTCAGCATATCTTTCATCAAATCCCCCAAGTTCATCCATATTTTTTTTAGTCATCGCAGAAACAAAATGATAATAACTTGGTCTACAAAATGAGTGATTGTACCAGGCTTCCTCACCTTCTTGCGTGAACCCAATCATTTTGAATTCACCAATCTCGGTTTTAATTTTATCGTAGATGTTTTGCTCTTGAAAATCTAAGTTACCGATTCTTTGTGTTTTTTCTTGGTTGATTGCGTATGTGGAAAACGTTAAGTAATTTGTGTCGTTAATATTCTCTCTAATATATTTTAGTATGTCCCCCAAGTGTAGACACTCAGGATTTTGTAGGATGACAACATCACCTTTTGCTTCTTTAATTCCTACATTAAATGGTACACAAGGGTTATGGTACCATTTGTCTTTTTTTTCTAATCTAACAACTTTAAGGAAACTAAAACGTTCTTGTAAATCTTCAATTCGTTCATTCTCATCAGAACAATCATCAACAACAATAAACTCTGTATTATCAACTTCGCTTGATTTTTTAATTGTTTCTAATGTGTTGATTAGTTGTGATTTTCTATTGTGGTAGGCACTTACGATTGATAATTTCATAATAGATTTTTTAATGTTTCAATAATTTTATCTGACGTAGTACCATCACCTAACCATTCAGTATTAATTTCTTTTTCGGAGTCTAACCAATCAAATGAGTCAGACCAAGTTTGATTATTTTCGGTGTTTACGTTAATCATAAATGAACAATTATTTTCAACAGACTCAGGTCTTTCTGTAAAATCTCTTGGTACGATTACGGGTACTCCTAATAAACAAGGTTCTTCTTGTGCTGTACCAGAATCCGAAATAATAAACTTACATGAATTTATTTTTTTCAGGTAATTTTTGAAGGACATTAAATCAATTTTTTTAATGTTTCCTAAATCAATATTTTGTTTTTCTAACTCTTGAACGGTTCTATTGAACGATAACATCTCAACTTCGCAGTTATACTTCTCAGCAACTAAATTTGCGTATTTTATGATGTTCTCAAGTCTTTCTTTATATTTGAAATTTTCAGGTCGGTGGATATCTAAAACAATACTATTTTTCTTTTCTTCTTTTTCAAACGTTACTCCGTTAACAACTTCAACAATCGTATTACCAACAACAAAAATATTTTCTGGTGAAATATTCTCCTTCAATACCTTTTCCTTGTAGTTATCGTGATAAACAAAAAGATAATCACTACAATGGTCACAAATTGTTCTGTTAATTTCTTCTAACATTCTTTTATCGTATGACCTCATACCTGCTTCAATGTGTGCTATTTTATAACCTTCTTTTTTCAAAACTGTAGACGCTAACACAGAGTTTGAGTCACCTAAGAAAATAATAACATCAGGATTTAAATTCTCATTTCTGATTAACTCAATTAGTTTAATTTGTAATTCACTTGTTTGATGAAAATGTTCTTTACCCATCCCACCAATACCTAAATTGTAATCAGGTTTTCTAATTTCTAATTCATCAAAAAAAACATCTGACAAAAGTTTATCGAAGTGTTGTCCTGTATGGATTAATATGTGATTAAAGCTATCATCTAACTTTTTGAAAATACTGGACATTCGGATAAAATCTGGACGAATACCAGAAACTGTAATAATTGTTTTCATCTTTTTAATTTATTATTTTAATATATTCTTCTTTTATTTTTTTTGCAACTTCAATTGAATTGAACTTCTCGACATCAACAGGAATTTCGTGTTTTTCTTTACTAAGAATTTCACCTTTGTCGTCTACTTGATAAATCCATCCGGGTTTTCCACATAACCAACCTTCTATGGTTGTTCTACCAAGTAAAATACCTGCGGTTTCTGTACAGTTTTTTACATACTCCTCAACTTTATTGGTTGCCTGAAAATGTTTTACATGTGTATTTTCAAGTAATTCTGAAAGATAGTTCGATTTATTTTCACCAACTAACCAAAGTTCTTTGTTTTGTGATTTTGAATACTCCACTAAATCTTTAATTGTTTTTTCCCTTAAGTAATCTATTGTACCAACAAAAAGTACATAGGGGTATGTTTTAGTGTTTTTAGTGTTAAATCTATTAGTATCAATGGGATTATATATAACCTCAGTTAATTCTTGTTGTATATCAAAATTGTCAATTATATGTTTTTGTATTTCAGGTCTAATACAAATGTATTTTTTAATAGAATCATTTATAACGGGATTCTCCAAACTGATTACTTCTGAATGTATTGTAGAAATTTTTGGGATATTTGGATACAATCCACAGATATGGTTAGTGATTGGGTTGTGTTGGGTATGGATGATATCGTAGTTTACTTCAGATATCTTATACATCATGTTAGGTTGACTTTTAACAACACCTTGTGGTGTGTTTAATCCCCAAACACCATCACCAAGTTTATAACCTGGTGGTTCAGAAAATGGTAAAACTTTTACACCCTGTTGTTGTGCCAATTTAGATAGAGGACCCTCAATATCAGAAAGTACTGTTACATCACAATTTAATTTCTTTAAGCTTTTTGCCAACTCATACACATACATTTCTGACCCCGTAAAGTTTTTGAAGAATAAACAAGACAATAATACCTTCAAAGGAGAGTTAACATCAAGGTTTCTTTTTATTTTGACGGGGAGTTTATCTTTGTGTTTCTCCGCAAACTTAATTCTGTTTTGTTCCCATTCTTCATTTGTGGCACCAATAGATTTGTGAGTTACTCTTACATCATAGATAACACCAATTTTTACCTCTTCAATAAAATTTCTAAACGAAAAATCTACATCATAAAAGTGAAACCCTTTTATTTCTTCATTAAAAGTTTGTTTAATGTTTTTCTTATTTAATACAATAAAAAGACCATCTACTAAAACAACGTCTTCTATTTGATTACCTAAACTTGCTGAGTATTTTGACTCCCATTTTTTACCGTCATGTTCGTGATTAACGATACCTTTCATTTTTGAAAAGTCTTCCCACCATTTAGCGGATTCGGGTAATTGTGTTGAACCAGCAAGTCCTAACACACCATATTCGGGACTTCTTTTGAAGTGCTTTAATATTTTACTACCCCAATTCTTACTATCAAAATAGATGTCGTCATGACATAGCACAACAATATCATTTGTTGCTTGTTCTAAAATCATATTGTAAGCTTCAGGTAATGAATACTTACCTTCATTTTCTATTGGGATTATTTGTGGGTTCGATACCCCACATGATTTTTTTAATAGCTCAACAAAACCATTATCAATTTTTCTGGTTGAAAATCCTATTGTTATCATTTGATATTTTCTATAAAATTAAGTGCTGATAATATTACTTTATCCATATCATAATATTTGTATTCAGCGAGTCTACCTCCAAAATAAACATTTTTTTCCTTAATGGAAAGTTTTTTATACTTTTCATAAAGTTCATTATTTGTTTTATCGTTTACGGGGTAGTATGGGTCAGTAATATCAGGTTGGTATTCTACTGGAAATTCGTCAGTAACCCAAGTCACGTCTGATTCTGAATTTTCAAAATGTTTATGTTCTATGGTTCTTGTTTTTCGTGTTTTTTTATCAGTGTAGTTCATTATTGCGACTCCCTGATAATTTTTTGAATCTAACCTCATATGCTCAGATTCAACCGTTTTATACTCTAAAGGACCAAATTGATAGCTAAAATACTTATCTATTGGGCCCGTATATATCAACTTTTTATGTTTGGGTAAGTCATCCTTAAAAAAGTCAGTATTTAACTTTACATCAATACCGTCTAATAATTTTTCAAATATTTTTGTATAACCACCAATAGGTATTCCTTGATATTTATCATTAAAATAATTGTTATCGTAGTTTAATCTTACGGGTAATCTTTCAATGATTTCTTTAGGTAAAAGTTTTGCCGACTTTTTCCATTGTTTTTCAGTATAACCTTTGATAAGTTTTTTGTAACATTTTTTACCAACTAAACTTATTGCGCATTCCTCTAAATTTTTTGGGTTGTCGTTCTGATACTTTTTTAATTTTTTAATTAGTTGGTGTGGGTGTGTAATGTTGTATATTTTAGAAAAAGTCCACATATTAAAAGGGAGAGAATATATCTCACCCTTGTAATTTGCAACAGTCCTAAGAGTAAAATTATTAAATGATGTAAATTGGTTTATCCAAGACCAAACTTTTTCATTAGATGTGTGAAAAATATGTGGACCGTAGTCATGTACGTTAATGTTATCTCTGTTGGACGTATAGCAATTCCCACCAATGTGATTTCTTTTTTCAATAACGCAGACTTTATGTCCCTTTTTGTGTAACTCATGTGCACAAATAGAACCAAAAAATCCTGAACCAACTATCAAATAATCATACATATTACAATCCCGTAGAACCGAAACCATTACTGTTTCTGTCCTTATCTTCTATTTTTTCAACTTGGATTAAATTAACAAACTTTCCGCAAATAACAGGACATAAAACTGCTTGTGCAATTTTTTGACCTTTCTGTATTTTAACTCTTTCGTTTGTTGTGTTAAATAAAATTACTTTTATTTCACCTTGATATCCGCTATCAATAGTACCTGGTGAATTCAATACAAACAACCCTTGATTAAGTGCTAATCCACTTTTAGACCTAATTTGCACTTCATAGGATTCACTAATATCTAATCTAATACCTGTAGGAATTAAAGCTCTTGAATTTGGTTGGACCCAAACTTCTTCAGACGCTCTTAAATCAAATCCAGAATCAGATGAGTATTCATAATGAGGGTTCTTATTTTCGGAAGAGTTTATATATTTCAAATCAATTTTGATTGGCTCGTCACCATACTCTTCATTCATTTGATTAAAATGATTGTTCAAATCTTCTATATCAATACCTAAAGATTCTATAAATTTTTGAGGATTAGATAAGTCCGCGTTACCCAACATAGACTTCATCTCTTTAATCATTTTAATTTGTTGTTTAGCGTCTTTTAATTTATCAAACATTATTTTAAGGATTTTAATTGTAAAATTGCGTTTATTAAAACATCTACATCTTTTTCGCAGTATTCTGCGATTTCTTGTAGTCTGTTATGGTTCCAATAAGCTTCATGAACCATTCCACCATTAATTGGTCCGTCTTTAGGAGTAGGAATATCTAAACACGTACACATTAAATCTAATGAACCAATTGCTGTGTATGCGCCATATTGCCAAATTTCTTTTGTGTCGATTGCCTTAACCTCCCAAGGTTTCGTATCGTATGAAGGAAGTATCTTTGAAGGCATAATTCCATTGATAATCATACGTTTTGCTAACATAGGAATATCAAAGTTTTTAAGGTTGTGACCACAAAGATAAAAATCTAATTTATGACATCTATTCAAAAGGTCTCTTACTTCTAACAATAACTTGTGTTCATCGTCGTTAGAAAAAGTTTGTTTTTTAATCTCACCATTTTCCAAAACAAACGCCATTGATACACAAACTATCTTAGCAAACTCAGGAACTAATGCTGTTCGTTTAGCATATACATCATCCATTTTTTGCATTTCTTCCTCAAGACCATTTGTTTCAACATTATCTTCTGGAAATCTTTTTAAAAACCAATCAAAGTATTTAACAAATTGCTCAGCAATTTTGGGGTGACTTTGTTGACAAGAACGCCAGTCTTTACATAGACCAACAGTTTCTATGTCTAAAAATAAAATTTTGTTAATAGGTACGTTTATCATTTTATTAAGGATTTATATAATTCTGCTCTATCTTTTGTTACGTTATTCAAATCGTATTTATCTTTTACCGTTTCATAAAGTTTTTGTCCTAAATCATATGCTAAATTAGGGTTGTCAATTAATTTTTTCATGTATTTTGACCAATCGCTATGATTTCTTGCTTCATCAACTAACAACGCATTTCCGTCAGTAAATTCTCCTTTGTTTAGTGCGTGTTTCAAATCGATAGTGTAAGGACCAATATTTGAAGCAATTATTGCCTTTTTATAGAACCCCGCCTCAATAACTTTAAGTTGTGATTTAACTCTATTAAATACGTGGTTTTTAATTGGAGCTAAAGAAACGTCAAACCATTTGTAGTTGTTTGCATAACTTGTTACGGGTTTTGTCCATATTCTATTGTAGAACGGAAGTTCATCACTTTTGTATTCCTCTTCAGCAAACTTCATTAAAAAATCTTTATGTTTACTATCAACTAACTTGTAATTGTCTGTAAAAATTTCTTCGTATCTTGCCCATACCGTTTCTTGTGGTAAGATATCTCTTTGTTTTTGTTCACCAGTTTGTTGGTTAATTTCTGTAACAGTACCTCTAATGTCAAAACCACATAAGTACATACTAAACTTATCTTTTAATGGTGATAATTTATTCATAGTACCATCCAATAATTTCAAATCATGAAGGTGAGAAGAACCACCTAACCAACCGAATCTTAACTTATCTGACGGTTCAGTTTTTGCTTTAAATTGTGGTTCATTTGGATTAATTGCGTTCGGTAAAACAAAAACATTTTTGTTAAACTTGGAAATCTCGTTCGCAAAAAACGATGTTGTTGTTGTTACATAAGATGCAACTTTAAGATTTTCTATAATTTTTTTATGAAGATTAGTTTGTAAAACCATCTGATGTACGGGATGTTCTTTAGTTGGTAACCAATAGTCGTCTAAATCCATAATTGTTATGATACCAATAGAATTTAATCTTTGAATTAAGTCTACTGAGTTATCATAGTTGTGTGCGATTGTTCTGTGGAAATGTACGATGTCGTAATTTTTCCAAAAATTGTAATCATTAACTTTTGGTTCGTAGTCAATATCTACGTGAAATTCATCTGGATATAAATTTTGTAAACTTACGTGAGGGTCAATAGACCTAAATTTGCCCACACCTGTTTTATCTGAAGGTAGTACTAATACTTTAATTTTATTCATGAGTGTTTTTTCAGTAAAAGTAGGTGAATTAAAATAAAAAATCCACCCCTTTTGAGAGTGGATTGAAAATCATTTTATTTATTTTATTTTAATTTTTTAATCTTAGTTACGTTACCCACAAATAAATGATTACCTACTTTGAATTGGATAATGTCGTTTGATTTTGTTGTAGATTCTACTAACATACCTGCTTCCATTAACTCTTCTCTAACAACATCCCTTACGGTATCTCTAACAACATCTCGTATCATAGATTTCATTTCGTTCAAGTTAAAATTAGATGGTGATGGTTGTTTTGTTGTTAAACCCTTAGCTGATGATTCTTGTGAAGTTGTTGAGTTTGCATTCATACCCATTAATCTTTGAGCTCCCTCGATGATTTCATTACTAATTACTGAACCCCCATTCATAGAGCTTGGTTGTACGATTGGTTGTTCAATCATCAATTTTTTTATTTCATCAGGTAGTTTAGAATTCATAATTCTATCCGATTCGATTGGTTTTGATGGGTCGAAATTAGAACTTTTAGTTGTTGATTCCATCATATACTCCTGAGGTATATTATATGACGCATTAGGAGTATCATAATTTTCAACCATCGGTATTGATGGCGTTGCAGTTCCTCTGTTTATTCCATTATGTGCGTCCATAATTTTTTTAGAAATTGCTAATTTTTGCATTAAATCTGACATGCTATGCTATATTTTGTGTGTCGTCGAATTTTGCGTTTAATATCACACTCGACATAAGTTTATCACCATCTGGGTTATAATCAGGTCTCATTTCATAAAAGTTATCACCCTGTGGTTGATAAGTCAATATTTTTACTAACTTAAAAAACCTCCAACCAGGAATAGGGTTATTTTTTGTAACTTTTGAATGTGATACCCCTTGTCTTTCCCAAGCACGTAATACTAATTCTCCCTTTTTAGAATAACCAACACAAACAGGTTCAATATCACGGAATCCTCTACCGTATTCCTTACCCTCATAGTTAATTGTTATCACTTGTTTTTTTCTAATACTATCTTGAACCACATCTAAATTTGCGGCTTCTAAAATAAGTTGAGAAAGATTATTTAGTAGTTTCACGATACAGTGTAGTAAGGATTATTTTGTGAGAATTTATTAATTTTTAAATCATCTTTTCTTTCTGTGATATCTTGTGATGTACCAGCATTTTGATTATAAATATCTAATTCACCACCCGTACCCCTACCAATTTTATCACCGTCGGCTATTGCATCAGGGTGAACTGTTGAATATTGGTCAGCAGGGTTGAAGTCATTTCTTGGGAAAAGTTTTTTTCTTTGTTCTTCAGCAATACGACTTAATTCATTAGCCGGTTGTGAGAAGTCCATCTTATCTGATTGAACTGCCATTATATTATTTTTTTATAAAGTTTATTCATTATATCAAATTCTTCCTTTAGTCTCACGTCAATATCACTATTTGTTTTTGTGTTAGACACTAAAGGGTTTGTTATTAAATTATTTTTTTCGTGGTCATCAATAAATTGATTTTGCATCCCCGCATTCATCTTTATGGTTTTACCATTTTTATCATTTTCTCTCCAAACTCTCAAAACCTCATCACACCATGTTTTCATTCTATCACCACCATTCAATATAAATGGGGCATCTTCTTTTTTTCCTGAAAAATTATCAAACCAACTTTTGATTCTTTTAATTTGTTGGTATGTCGCTTGTTTTGATTTTCTTAATTGTTGGTTTCTATTATAACCTTCAATGTTTTGATTACCCTGTACTGTACTAAAACAATCGTCAAGGTGTTTCACAAGACTATCAGGGATTATTGCAATTCTATCATATAGATTTTTATTCATCTCTTAACATTTGCATTAATTCTTTTACGGAAATTCCTTGTTCCTTAGCCAATTTTTTTATTGACCTAATGTTTCTTAAAAGAAGAGGATTTATTAAATCTTTAACTTTTCTTTTTTCAATATCTTCACCTGATTTTTTATCAAAGATAACATCTTCACCCACTTCTTTTTCTTTTAGGATTGGTCTACCAACAAAACCTTTTTTATTTTTGTATGGTGATTTTTCGTCTCTTTCAGGGCTTTTACCAAATTCATCCTCAACTCTTTTTTCGGCGGAATTATCATCCATTTCTAATTCGTCTTTGAAGTATTCTAATGTTTCTTCAGCATCCATATTCATAGTGTCCTTATAACCATAAGCTTTAGACATGTCATTTTCCTTAACACGACCTTCACCATAGTATCCATACCAACCTCTTAACAATGGGTCTCTTGGGTTTCTAGCTGCCTGTACTATTTGGTCGGTAGTACTGGTTCCAATACCCGCACTTGCTGGTGAAAGAATAGGAATATCCGATGATAACCACGTACCATCGTCATCAACAAGCTCAGTGACCTCCTGTTCTTTAGGTTCGTCCTCAGAAGAATTTATCTTTTTTAAAAATATTTCGTGGGACTTGCATGGCATATATTTTCTATCACCATTTTCGTTGTGATAGTGTGAACCAGTACAACCGAGTGTTTTTGCAACTCTTTCTGCCCTTTCTTCTGTTGAGTATTTGTACGTTTTCATCTGAGCTTTTACCTATAAATACTCCATACAAAGTATTTATCATAAAAAAGAATGCCAACTCAAAATTTAAATACATATTATTACCCAAAGTACAAATCTTTTTTGAACACAAGTCAATATTTTGACCTTACGTTGGCCGCGGATGAAAGAGACTATGATGAGGAAGTTGTTTTCTCAACTGACATTATAGGTGCTAATGATGGAACAAGATTACCAATACGTTTAGATTTGAATGATGCAGGTTCTTGTCCCCAACTTTCTATGACTTTTGATAATTTTTACACAGGTGCAACATTAGTGTCCAAAAATTATTATAATCCAAATAACTTGGATTTAAGTTGTCTGTCTGCGTTTACAGGTACTTGTGATGTTGGTTTGACCGCCACTGATAATGGTTTGTATACCGGAATGACAGGACAAACGTTGTACTATACGATGGGAGTTAGAGATGATTATAAGTTTCACCCACATTATTATGATAGAAGAATGAAATTACATATGGTTACGGGATACACTTTGAGTCCTAACCAAGTTTTTTCAGGTAGACCAAAAAATGCGATGTACAACATCGTTTCGAAAAGTGCGTCTACAATTGGATATTATCAAGAACTATACGGAGGTTTCTACCAAGGTTTTTATAAATTGTTTGGTTATGACTATGAAGTTTTTCCTGAGAGATTAAATAAGGGTTGGACTATGGAAACGGTTATTAAACCTAGAATAACTGATGAATATTCAATAAGTGCATCCACAGAAGAATACTTAAACACTCGTTATCCTGAAAATGCTGGAACATTCTTTTATTTTGGAACAAGAGCAGAAAATAAATATTACCATTTTGCCGACGGACATCCTGAAAGTGATAGTGGATATACAAGAGTCACATCAGGACTCACAAGTTTGAGTAGCTGTACTTGTAATCAAACAGGGTTTACAAATGCGAATTGTTTAATGGTTTATCCAAAAAGTGCAACAACGGCATATCATAATATTGGATGTGGTTGTGGTGCTTGTACAACACAATTACCGGTACAACCTTTGGACCCTAAGTTTGATGTTTTATCAAACGCATTATCGATGAGGTTTAGTGGTTGTCCTGCCGACCCTAGAATATGTGTAAAAGTAATGACAATAACCGGTAACTGTGTTACCACAGGTACTTGTGCAACAACAGGATTAACTTATCAAACGGGATATACCATAACTGAATTTTGTAGTGAACCAATATATAGTGTTTGTGATTACGTTTGTTCTGCTATTACAACAGACAGATGGGTTATGATTACATCTGTTTTTGAAAGGTATACTACGATAGAAGAGTGTGATTTATTAAATTTAGGTGGTCTTGGGGATTTACGTAAAGTTACTTATCAGTCGATACTTAACGACACATCTTATAATTTAATAATGCCACCTGAAACACATTCGGGAGGAACAAAAGAAAATAAAGTTTATAAAATAGATTTTCGTAAACGATGGTTTGATGATGAGTGGTATCGATTAGGTAGATTAAAAGTTTATGTGAACGGATACTTGTTCATGACTATAGAAAATTTCGAAGAGATTATACCAAGAGAATTGAATTGTGAAAAAGAAAAACAACTAGGAGTCCCTTTCAACATATCTTGGGGTGGGGGTACTCAAGGTTTACACGACCATTTAATTTTTTCCGCAACAACTACACTTACTGGTCCATATAAACAAGACCCTGAGTTATTTCCGGATGAAATTTTGTCAGCAACAACATATAGTGGTTTAACAACGCAAATTTTAATGGAACAAAACTTTGGCGGGACTTTCATGGGCGGTATATCACAATTCAGAATGTACACTGAGTCGTTTAATAGTTCCCAAGTACAACATAATTTTAGAATTTTGAAAGATAGGTTTAATCTTTTTGATTTTTGGTGTCCCGATTGTTTAATACCAAGTACTCCCACTCCTACACCGACCCCAACACCTACACCTACACCGACCCCAACACCAGTACCTGGTACACCTTCAACATTTAATATGAGATTGTTTGAATCAGGTTCAGATGTAATCTTGTCGGGTACAGGTAACTTTAACACAACCAATTTAACTTTTGCATTTCCAGGTTCTTTGAATGGTTCAGTTAGACCTAATAATGCCAATTTCTTTAGTGGGGAAGGTAATATTACACAACTTTCTTCTAATGCGTATGGTGGTGCGTCGTTAAGTATACCAAGTAATTTTGGTTCTGGTGCCTTAACTCAGGCTAACACAGGAAATGGTGTATCGGTCGGAATACAGACCCTTGGACTTTCACCATATTTAATACTACCAACAGGGTACACATCAAACTCTACTATCACAACACAATCAACTTTTACAGGAAAAACTCTATCAAGTTTAGGCGCAACAGTAGGTACTTATACTTATAGTTGGGGAACTGGTTCAAATGCTGGAACCATATCACTTCAGGTTGGACCTTAAAATATTTAAAAATTTAAACGTGGAATTTTTTATAAAACAAAATACAACTTTACCGATAGTCAAAATGGATGTAGTTTTTGACGGTAGGACTGACGCGGGAGAAGAATTTTACTCAGTATTGGATAATGCGACTTTAAGATTTTCTATGATTAGCGAAGATACCGGTATACCTAAAATTAGTATGAAACAGGCTTACATAGTTGCAAAAGACAAAAGAAATCCCGACGCACCATGGGAATATTACATTTACTACAAGTGGGGTGCGAAGGACACGAATATTAAGGGAAGATTTTTAGGTCAGTTTTTAGTTGTGTTAGAAAGCGGAGAGTTAATTTCACCGATTAGAGAAAATCTTTATATCAACATTATTTGACATTAACACGACTCATTTTTATATTTATTAAAGAAGGGAAACCACGACTTAGTTCGTGAGAACAATAACCCAAAACTAAAAAATATAAAATATGGTTCCACAAGAAGAAATTGAACGCTTCCTATTAGGCGAAGACGACGAAAAATATATCGTATCACTCGAATACGATTACAAATCCTCAAAGATTTATAAAGTAATACAAGACCCAGTTAAGGGTAAATTATTACGCCCCGACACATTTATTCCATTTGCTTGGGTTGGTGACTTGAAAGGTAAAAACTTTTACAAGAACGATAAACACGCACAAAAACGTGCGATGAGTGAAAATGGTATTATCATAGAAAGACTTGATACTCACGATGATGAACGTTTAGAAAACGGATTAAAGTATTTGGTTAAAACAACCAAGTCATATTCCAATCTTGTAAACTTCTTTAAGGGTGGTGGATTAGACCCGTGGGGTAGAGACAACACAGACTCAATTCAAATATTATCACCTGTCGAACAATACTTAATTCAAAAAAGTAAAAGACTATTCAAAGGTTTTGATGAATACGATGAAATCCACAGGTTTGTATTCGATATCGAGACCACAGGTCTTGACCCCAAAACAAGTAAGATATTCTTGATAGGGATGAAAGACAATCGTGGTTTTCTAAAATTATTATCGGCACAAAATGAAGATGAAGAACGACAAATGATTGTCGACTTCTTTAAGACTATTGATGAGTTAAAACCATCTTTGATTGGGGGTTACAACTCAGCATTCTTTGACTTCCCATTTATTTTGAAAAGAGCTGAGATATTAAAAGTTAACATCAAAAAAATCTGCAAGACCTTACATCCCGATTATACACTGAAACAAAAAGATGGTATCCTAAAGTTAGCAAACGAAATGGAACCATACGTTCAGACTCAGATGTGGGGATATAACATTGTGGATATTGCACATGCTGTTCGTAGAGCACAAGCAATCAACTCAGATATTAAGAGTTGGTCTTTGAAGTATATTACCAAATTTATTGAAGCAGAAAAACCAAATCGTGTTTATGTTGAAGGCGATAAGATTGGTAAAATCTATTTTGATAATTTTGAATATTGGATGAACAAAGAAAACGGAGCTTATAAAAAAGTTGGGTTTGATTCAAAAATAGATGAGGTATGTAAAAGAAGGGATGATGTATATAAATTAGTTACAGGTTCAAAAATTATTGAAGACTACTTGGACGATGACCTTTATGAAACAATGGTGGTTGACGAACAATTCAACCAAGCAAACTTCTTATTGTCCAAACTTGTACCAACAACCTATGAAAGACTTTCAACGATGGGAACCGCAACGTTATGGAAAATGATTATGTCCGCATGGTCATATAAACATAATTTAGCGTTACCAAGAAAATTAGAGAAAAGAAAGTTTACAGGAGGTCTTTCTCGTTTGGTTCAGGTTGGGTTCTCTAAAAACGTATTGAAACTTGACTACTCTTCACTATACCCATCTATTCAGTTGGTTCACGACGTATTCCCTAAATGTGACGTAACAGGAGCAATGAAAAGTATGTTAAAGTATTTCCGTGATACTCGTATCAAATATAAGAACTTAGCGAGTGAATATAAGTCTATTGACCCTAAACTTGCAATTTCTTATGACCGAAAACAATTACCAATTAAAATCTTCATCAACGCATTCTTTGGTTCATTATCCGCACCACAAGTATTTCCGTGGGGTGATATCGATATGGGTGAACAGATTACATGTACTGGTAGACAATATCTAAGACAGATGATTATGTTCTTTATGAAAAGAGGTTATGTTCCACTTGTAATGGACACGGACGGTGTAAACTTCGAAACACCACAAGATAGGGAATCGTATAAGTACATTGGTAAAGGTTTGAACGGTCTTGTTAAAGAAGGTAAAGAATATGTTGGTGCTGAAGCGGATGTCGCAGAATACAACGATTTATTTTTACGAGGTGAGATGGGATTAGATATTGATGGGGTTTGGCCTTCAACTATAAACGTGGCTCGTAAAAACTACGCACTTCTTACAGACAAGGGTAAAGTAAAACTTACCGGTAATACAATTAAATCTAAAAAACTTCAAACATATGTTGCTGAGTTTTTGGATACAGGTCTTCGAATGTTATTAGATGGTAAGGGTGGTGAGTTCTTGGACTTCTACTATGAATATGTGGACAAACTATATAACAGACAAATTCCTTTGGCTAAGATTGCAAACAAAGCACGTGTTAAACAATCAATAGATGATTACAAAGTTCATATCACTAAAACCACAAAAGCGGGTAATATGATGTCCCGTCAAGCACATATGGAACTTTTAATTAAAGAAGGTAAAAATCCTGGTCTTGGTGATACAATCTTCTATGTTAATAATGGTGAAAAGAAATCTCATGGGGACGTTCAAAAGAAAAAAGATGAATTAGTTTTGAATTGTTATTTGATTGATGAACGTGACATTGAATTGAATCCCGATTTATTAGGTGAGTATAATGTTCCGAGATATTTGGCGGCATTTAATAAAAGAATTGAACCATTACTTGTTGTTTATAAACCTGAAATTAGAGAAGACATTTTAATTGAAAACCCAAAAGATAGACCTATATTTACTAAAACACAAACTGAATTAGTACGTGGTTATCCTATGAAAGAGGCTCACCAAGATACGTTAGAGGAAGTATTAACATTATCTGATACAGAATTAACGTTTTGGAAAAATGTAGGTATTGACCCTTACTATATGTATTTGGAAGGAACGGTCGATTTAGTAGACACTGAATGGGTTGAAAATAACAGAAGTCTAATGGAACAATATGTCCAACAACAAAAGAAAGTAGATGCTGATGAATATTATGAATTTGATGTTGATGGTGATTTGATGGCTCTTAGTTTCGACTAAGAGTTTTTCAATCCATCAGAAGATAAAATATACCAATAGTCACCTATTTTTCTATACTCAACACAGGCACCTTTATCTAACTCAATAATATCAAATTCCTCATCAATTAAAGAATCCGCAGTTACATTTACTTTTGTGAGAGCTTTGATGACAACGTGGTCTGTCGTTTTTGAATTTAAAAATAAATCACAGGAATCAATATCTTTTATTACAATCGCCGACTCCCCATTTGTTGAATAGGATTTATTTGTAACGACCGCAACATCTGAGGTTGTTATCTCATGTCCATTGATTATTCTTCTCGATGGTATTGACCTAAATACTGACATAAAAATTAAATTACTGTGTATGGGCTTTGGAAGGCTCTTAACTTTAATAATTTGTTTAAGTTCTCCGCTTGTAAAGCCTTTTGTTCCATCATTTTTTCTGGACGTAATCTTTCAAGTCTTGCTTTAAGTTCTTCCCATAACATTGCCTTCTCATCTTTTGCTTCTGTTGCTAAAGAAGTGTAATCCATTGTTAACTCAGAATCGGGTGTTTTAAGATTACCACTAAACTTACCTCTAACTCTTCCTAAAGTTTCTTTACAGTATGCAGTGAACCATCTTCTAACCCACGTTTGTGCGGGTGGATTAAGTTTATCCCATCTTAATTTATCTAATGGAACATCAGAAGGAAGTCTAATAACGTCTGGGTTTTTAGCCAAACAATCTTCTCTATCGTAAGTATCATAATACCAATACCAAACTCGATAGTCATTTCGTTTCATATTACCAAAATCAAACTTACCACCAGGTACATTCATCAAGTGAATTGCTTTTTTTCCTTCAGGTAATGCGGTAACTCTATATGTTAAATCACCTGTAATAATTCTTCTTTTCATTTGAATGTCTGCCATTCTTAAAAGAATGTCAAATGCTGGTGTAATAAAATAATTACCCGTTGTTCCCATTTGTGAAAAACCGGCACCACCACCTAAACCGATACCACCAAAACCCCCAAATCCACCCATGAATGGGTCAAAGTAAGCCGCGTCCAATTCAGGTCTTGCAAACCACAATAATTCGTTAAGTTCACGACCTGCGGGTATTTCATAAACTTGTTGGTTCGGCACTAAGTCGATATAATCTTTTTTTAACACCCAATCACCACCAGCCTGTAAACCTACAATTTTTGAATATGCATAAGTGAATTGTGTTTCCCAATCCATACTACGAGTAGATAGTGCTCTTGTAATAGATTGTTCATCAAGATTCAATCCGTAAACCGATGTCCATTGAGATTCAATCAACCAGTCTTGTACGTGTTGTTCATAATCCTCAATAGATAACTCCAATAGTGAGTCCATCATTTCGTCTTCAAGTTCTACTGAACGTAAAGGTGCTCCCAAAAGATTACGTATTCTTTTGTAAAGTTTACTTCTATCTGGTTCGTTGATAATAACTGTAGTTGACATAGATTTTTTTATATAAATATCCTATCAAAACAAATCTAAACAGACTTCTTTTTAATTTGTGTTGTATATTGGTCGTTTACAAATCCCCAATTCACAACTTTCCAAAAGTTTTTAATATATTCGTCTCGTTTATTTTTATATTTTAAGTAGTATGCATGTTCCCATAAATCTAACCCTAATAGAGGATAACCATTTTCTTTTTCAGTATTCATTAAAGGATTATCTTGATTAGATGTTGTAACAATTTTTAATCTATTATTTTTTGTTAAAATTAACCAAGCCCAACCTGAACCAAATTTAGTTTTAGCCTCTTCACTAAATTGTTCTTTAAATTTTTCAAATGAACCAAAATCTTTTTTTATTTTAGAAAGTATTGGGTCGGATATTTCTTGTTTTTTCGGAGATAACATTTTCCAAAACAAAGCGTGATTAAAGGCACCACCACCATTGTTTTTAACAACCTTATTAAATTTTGAAATCTTTTCTATAATTTCCTCAAGGTCTAAATCTTTTCCTTTAATTTTTTCTAACTCGACATTGAGTTTTTCAACATAACCTTTGTAATGTTTGTTGTAGTGAGTATTCATTGTTTCACTATCAATAAATTTTTCTAAGGAATTATATTCATATGGAAGTTTATCAACACTTACTTTTTTTATTTCGTTAATTAATAATTCTTTCTTTGATGACTCAACCTCTAATAACGTTTCAATTTTTTCAATTTGTTCTGAAAAAGATTTGTATATAACTTTTTCCATTTCCTTATTATTTTTTTCAAACTTTTTAATTTCTTGGGATGCCTGTGAACTAGCATCATCCTCGTTTTTTCCACCAATATCTTTTCCTTTTTTTCTTTTCAAAATTGTTCTTTGATATTCATGCGACCATTCGTGAGCTAATGTTCTTAATACATCACGATTTAATCTGTCTTTTACTAAAATTTTAAGTTTGTTTTTATCGGTTCTTGAACCTGTAGTCATCGTACCTGTTCTTTTATTTTGAAATAGAATATCAATATCATCCTTTAACGGATAATTTTTTTTAAGTTGTGAAATAAAATTGTTAATTAAAACTTTATCACTTTTACTAGGTTCAACTCCAATATATTCAATATTTACGTCCATGATATATAAATATCATCGGTTTCTAGAAATCATATTTAACATTTCTTCTATTATTGATGCCTCGTCAAATGTATCATCACCCATCACCGTTGATATGATTTTTTTCTTTCTATTTAAGATGTCGTAAATTGCACCTTCGATACTATTTTCAAATAGGGGGTAATACACTGATGTTGAATTTTTTTGTCCTATACGATGTGACCTGTCTTCTGCTTGTGAATGTTCTGCAGGTACAAAAGACAAATCATTCATGATTACAGCCTCTGCTGAGGTTAAAGTAATCCCAACACCTGCAGCTTTCAAGTTTCCAACAAATACTTTGATTTTATCGTTTGTTTGAAATTCATCGACCGCATTTTGTCTGTGGAACTTAGAACAACTACCATCTAAATAAACCGCAGATTTACCAAAGTGGTTATAGATTTGATTTAGTGTGTCGGTAAAGTTTGTAAATATAATAACCTTTTTACCTTGTTCTATAATGTTTTCGGCTAACTCGATTGTGTTATTAATTTTTTCTTGAGCAATAACTTTTCTAACTTTCATCAATTTTGAAAACTGAATTGTAAGTGAAGAAGACTCTTCAGGGTTCTGGTCATACCAATTAAAATACTCACCCATTAATTCTTCGTAATCTTTAGATTTGAGTCTTAAATAAACAGGTGTGATAATTTTTTCAGGTAAATCTAAAACGTCTTCTTTTAATCTTCTTAGAATGTGTGTTGAGGTTCTTTCTCTTAATTCTTCAAGATTAGATGCGCCTGTAACGTTCCACACTTTTCTTTTCCCAACACTAAATTGAAATCCATTACAATATCTTTTAGCATAAGCCATCCAATTCATAGCAACTGGACTATCAACAAGATTTAATAAATTGTAATAATTCATAGGTCGCGATGTCATAGGTGTTCCTGATAACAACCAAACTCTATTTGATTTACTTGCGATGTCGTTAGCAATTTTTGTTCTTTGTGCTTGGGGGTTAGAAATCATATGTGCTTCATCCATGATTACTAAATCAAAATTAATTTTCATAATTTCTGATTTTTCTTTGTCCTTTGTATCATGGAAATTTTTTAAGATGTCATAATTTACAATAACAAAATCATGTTCATCTGAAAATTTTTTACCTTCTGCAATATATACGGTCCTATCTGAATAATTTGCAATCTCTCTTTGCCAGTTTATTTTCAAAGATGCTGGACACACAATCAAAACTTTTTTAGCTCCCGTCTCTAAAGCTGCTATGATTGTTGAGGTAGTTTTACCAAGACCCATGTCATCAGCCAAAATAAACTTTTTATTTCTTACAAGTTTTTCGATAGCCTCTTTTTGGTGTTCCATAGGTGGTCTATGGGTGTATTTACCATAATCTATAGAAATGTTTTTAACTTCATTATCTTTTAGTAATGCGGACTTTGGCATCCAAAAGTCGTGTAGAGTTTCTCCTGAAAATATTTTACCCCAAATATGATAAGCTTTATCTTTTTCAACCAACAACTTCTCGACATAAATTTCTGAAGGTTCTTTGGTATACATCTTATCTTCCATTAGTTTTTTACCAAAATAAGAGTCTAACTTTACCCATTTTTTTGCAACTTTTGGTTGTAGGGTATGATAATTATTGATGTAATCGGCCTGAGGTCTCGTAGGAACAAAAGACTTACTATTTTGTTTTTTGTGTTTTAAGTTAAGGATATAGTTATTTGACCCTTCATAATCGTCTAATATTAAAAGGGCTTTTGATTCGGGTGTTTTAGGCACAAAATCTTCCATGATATAATAAAATATAATAAACATCCATAAAAAATCAATTAAAGTATTTATAGGTATGGCAGATAATAGAGTTCCGATAACCAGACTAAATAAGTTTTTTTCTGAAGAAGACTTTAACTTAGATATTTCTATGGGTGATGAATGGTTAGGTGGGGATATGAATTTTACCCTTGTTTTATACCGTATTGATAGACAAAGAACTATTAGTGATGATGTGTACGGTGAGACCTTAGAAGATGGAATACAGTTTTTACCTCCCGTTGAATTCAAGGGATATGTACAAATTGAAGCTCCTTCTAATGTTGATTATGGTTCCGCTAAATTATCACAAACAGAACCAGGTAATTTGAAAGTTGGCGTTTATCAAAAACAATTAGAGGAATTAGGTATTGATATAAACTATGGTGATTATATTGGGTATTACGAAGACGAAACAAGAGTTAGATATTATAGTGTTGTAGATGACGGTCGTGTATTTTCTGATAACAAACATACATACGGTGGTTACAAGGCTTTCTACCGTTCTGTTATTGCGGCACCAGTAACCGATAACGAATTTAGAGGAATATAAAATGGCATTACCAAGTAAAGTAAAAAAACATTTACCACTAACACCTGAAAAAGTTGGTCAAGAAAGAAGACAACAAATGTTAGATGATATTATTGATTATGGTACTTTTCTACCTAAAGGTGTTTTACATGCCGATTTAGATTTGGGTATCTTAGATTTTGTAAAAGAAGATTTGAAATTAGTCGTTGGTGAAAAGTTAGTACCGACAGTTGATAAAATCATAACTAATCAAAACTGGTCACAATTTACTGAAACATGGAACTTCCAAGATTTAGATAAAAACATTTCATTACCATTTATTGCGACAGTAAGAACTCCTGAAGTTAAATACGGAACATTTCAAGGAGGAGCTGCGAATATACCAAACAGAAGACAATTCTTTTACTATACTGTACCAACATGGGACGGACAACGAAAAGGTGCGGATGTTTACACAATACCCCAACCAATTCCTGTTGATATTACATATAATATTAAATTGTTTTGTAACAGGATGCGTGAACTTAATGAGTTTAACAAAATTATTATGCAAAAGTTCACGTCAAAACAAGCGTACACTCAAATTAAAGGTCACTACATGCCAATAATAATGGAGACGGTATCAGATGAATCGGCTAAAGATTTACAAAAAAGAAAATATTATATTGCAAGTTATACGTTAATACTAAAAGGTCTTTTAATTGATGAAGCAGAATTCAAAGTTTCCCCCGCGATATCAAGACAAGTATCTTTATTTGAAACTGATGAAAGAGTAAAAACAAGAAAGACCAAAATAGAACCACCAAGACCTAACAACTTTGATTTAGATTTGTTATTTGTAAGTGGTAATACACAATTATCTGAAGTTTTTAGGTATTCGGTAGATTTAAAAGTTACTGAAATAGAAAATTTAATTAGTTGTTATAATGCAACTTATACAGCAAAAACAAATACAAACTTATCTTATACTAATTGTTCTGGGAATATAGTAACTTCTGCACTTACAAGTGGTAATACGAGTACAATATGTGTTAAAGGTGGAACTCTACCATCATTTTCAAACATAACAGGAGCAACCTACAACACCACTACGTCTTGTGCTTCCGGCTATTCAGTATTTATTAATAATAATTACGTTGGGGATGATTTAGAAACCATACAAATAAATGATGGTGATACTTTATCTATTACCGTCTACAAAGATGACAATACAAAACAATCGGTTATTAAAACGGTAGCATACTTAGTGTAATTACTCTCCGTATATATCTTTAACCTCTTTACAATTATCGGTAATTAGTTTTTCTAAAAACTTATACATCTTCAAACCATTTTTATCACAATACTCCTTTAAGATAGTATGTACTTCAGGTTTTATTTTTAAGTTTTTTATTTTTTTTTCTTGGTTTTTCATAATGGTAGAAAAAAGGCAGAATTTATTCTTACTCTTTGATAAATATTATACTAGGGTAAAGTTTTTTGTTATTTGGTGATGTATTTATATATAAAAAATAAATTCTAAAAACATTTTTATTAACATGGCATCATCTAATAAGGTTTTTGTTTCTCCGGGTGTGTATACATCAGAAAGAGACTTAACATTTGTTGCACAAAGTGTTGGTGTAACTACATTAGGAGTGGTTGGTGAAACTCTTCAGGGACCAGCTTTCGAACCTATTTTCATCACAAACTTTGACGAATTCCAAACATATTTCGGAGGTACTAGCCCTGAAAAATTTGTAAACACACAAATACCAAAATATGAATTGGCTTACATTGCAAAATCATACCTATCACAATCTAATCAACTTTTTGTTACAAGAGTACTTGGTCTTTCAGGTTACGACGCTGGACCATCTTGGTCTATTGTAACAATTGGTAATGTAAATTCAGCAACAATTACGGCTACGGGTATAACTACGGCAGTTGGTGTAACATTTACAGGTAGTACAGGTGGCACCGTAACATTAACATCGGTACCTGCTTCGTTAAATGCAAGCGGTAATTTCTACACACCATACACTGAATTTAACGGTGGAACATCTACAATTGGTGGTGATTTACAAACATACATTTCTAATCAAATTTCACTTTACTCAACAAGTGCATCGACTTCAGGTTCAAGTGCAATATTTTGGGGTACGGTAAGTGCATCTACATTTAACAGTACAACAGGTGTAACACTTAATGGTACAGGTTCAATTTCAGCATGGACTGAAAATTTTGGTGTGGGTGTATTGACAGGTGCGACCGCAGCTTCACTAAGCGCTCAAACAACTAACGACCCTTGGTATTACGCTTTATTTAATTACCAACCAGGTACAATTAATTCTTACTATGGTCAAGGTATGGGAGCGGCACTTTCAGGTATTTCAACAACACCTACTTCAGGTGTGTTCTCAGGTACTGTTGCATTCTATACAACAACATACTCGGCATTACCATACACAACATATGATGATATGGTAGTTGCAACATTAAGGTCAAGAGGTATATCTACATATACATCAACAAATGCGGGACCTTTCTATGAAGTTTCAGGTACATCTGATGTTAAGATGATATGTACAGGTTCTTATTCAGCGGTAACTGAAGACCCTTACGCAATATTCCAAATCTCAGGTAAAACTTACGATAATGATAATTTCACATTTGAAACTTCAATGTTAAGTACCGATAAAAATTATTTGAGAAATGTATTTGGAGCATCTAACTTTGGTAAATCAAGAACTGAAGTACCTTTATTTGTTGAAGAAACATATCCAGCATTACTTCAAACAGGATATAGAGCAGGACAAATTAGAGGTTTATATTGTAATTTGGTAAGTCTACCAGGAGCAAGGTCAGGTAATTCAGATAGTCTTGGATTCTATTTAGAACAATACCAAACACCTGAAACACCATTTGTTGTTTCTGAACTAAGAGGTAATAAAGTTTTCAAATTATTTAAGTTTGTTCTAATCTCTGACGGTAACTCAGCTAATACATACGTTAAGTTGTCTATTGGTAATATTTCATTCAACAATGGAACATTCGATGTATTTGTAAGAGACTTCTTTGATAACGACCAAAACGTAAGAGTACTTGAAAGTTTCACAAACTGTTCATTAGACCCAACCCAAAACAACTACATAGCAAACAAAATCGGTACATCTAATGGTGAATACCAAGTTAAGTCTAAGTATGTTATGTTGGAGATGAGTGATGAAGCACCAACAAACGCACTACCTTGTGGATTCGAGGGTTACATCTCAAGAGAATATGCAAATGCAACTCCTCCATTTGTACCTTATAAAACAAAATACTACACAGCGGGAGAAACAATTTACAACCCACCTTTCGGCTCAACTAATGGTGGAGATAATCCTGTAATCTCAAGTGGTGAAAACCCAAGAAGAGCTTACTTAGGTATTTCTAATATTACAGGTTTTGACTACGATTTCTTCCAATATAAAGGAAAACAACTTCCAGCAAGTTTAGCAACAGACACAACAGGTGCGGCTTGGGGTTATTTAACTAAAGGTTTCCACATGGATAGTGGAGCAACAGTTGTTACTATAACAAACGCTTATGCCACATCAGGTCAATCGGCATTTGAAGTAGGTGTTGGTTCATTTAATTCAGAACCAACTGATACAAATAACCCATACTACAGATTGAATACTCGTAAGTTTACATTATTAGCTTACGGTGGTTTTGATGGTTGGGATATCTATAGAGAATATAGAACGAATAGTGACTCATATGCTTTAGGTCAAACAGCATTCAAATATGGTGCTGCAAGTTCGGTAACATATCCTACAGCATCAGGATGGGGAGCATTTAAAGCAATTTCAGGACCTAACCAAGAAAGTTGGGCTAATACTGACTACTACGCATACAAATGGGGTCAAACAACATTTGCTAACCCCGAATCAACAAACATCAATGTGTTCGCTACACCAGGTATTGATTATGTAAATAACTCAAACTTAGTGGAAGATGCAATTGATATGATTGAAACAGATAGAGCAGATTCAATCTACATTACTACAACACCTGACTTCAATATGTTCTTACCAACTTATCAAGACATTACTGAAGGATTAATTTACCCACAAGAGGCGGTAGATAATTTAGAGGGTACTGGTATTGATTCAAACTATACCGCAACTTACTACCCTTGGATTTTAACAAGAGATACGGTTAATAATACTCAAATCTATATTCCTGCAACTTCTGAGGTTGTAAGAAACTTAGCTTTGACTGATAACATCGCATTCCCTTGGTTCGCTTCAGCGGGTTACACAAGAGGTTTAGTAAATGCTATTAGAGCAAGACGTAAGTTAACACAAGACGATAGAGATACTTTATATAAAGGTAGAATCAACCCAATTGCAACTTTCTCTGATGTAGGTACGGTAATTTGGGGTAACAAAACTCTTCAAATCAGAGAATCTGCACTTGACAGAATCAACGTAAGAAGATTGTTACTACAAGCTCGTAAATTGATTTCAGCGGTGGCTGTAAGATTATTGTTCGAACAAAATGATAACAAAGTAAGACAAGATTTCTTGGATTCAGTTAACCCAATCTTAGACCAAATTAGAAGAGATAGAGGTTTGATTGACTTTAGAGTTCAAGTATCTAACACACCTGAAGATTTAGATTCAAATACATTAACAGGTAAAATCTTCTTGAAACCGACAAGAGCGTTAGAATACATCGACATCGAGTTTGTCATTACACCAACAGGAGCGTCTTTTGACAATATCTAAAAAAATAAAATAAGTGGGGGGTAGAAATATCCCCCATAAATTATTTAACACATAACACTATGAAAATAGAAAAAAAATTAATCAAAGAATCTTTAGGTTATAATACTAAAGGAAAACAAACTTTCGCAGATAAGAAACAAAATATCATTATCACCGAAGCACAATTAGAAAAACTTTTAGAAAAACTTAAAAAATAATGAATATTAATAAATACGTAAGGGATTTTGTAAAAAACAAACTTAACGAAGGTTTTACGGAAGAAGGTAATCCCGATACAAAGTATTATGCTTTTGATTGGGATGATAATATAATGTTTATGCCTACGTCAATTATTGTTTTAAGTGAAAACGACGAAGAGGTTCCGATGTCCACAGAAGACTTTGCTGAACACAGACACCAAATCGGTAAAGAACCATTTAGTTATAAAGGTACAACTGTTGTAGATTTTGCACCAGACCCATTTAGAAATTTTGGAGTTAAAGGTGATAAGAGATTTGTATTAGATGCTATGGTTGCATCTGTCGGTCCATCTTGGAATGATTTTGTTGAGTGTATTAATGGTGGTTCCATTTTTTCAATCATCACGGCAAGAGGACACAATCCAAATACCTTAAAAGAGGGTGTGTATAATTTAATAATGGCTAATAAGAATGGTCTTAATAGTAGAACATTAGCCGAAAACCTTTATAGATATAGAAATATCGGTAATGAAGTCACTGGTGAAAATAAGTCAAAAGCATTAACACCAAAAGAATTACGTGAGTATTTGGACCTTTGTAGATTTTATCCCGTGTCTTTCGGTGAGGGGTCTGCAACTAATCCTGAAGAGGGGAAAATCAAAGCGATGAGGGAGTTTATTTCTTATTGTAAAGATATGGCTCAAGAAATAGGTGAAAAGGCATTCTTCAAAAATGATGTAGAAAATAATGAAATACTACCTATTATTGGTTTTTCTGATGATGACCCTAGAAATATAGATAAGATGAAAGAATTTTTAGATGATGAAGATACTGAAAAACTAGTAAAAACTTATTTAACTAAAGGAGGAGAAAAAAAGGAAATCTAGAAATACTTATAATGCAACGATAATTTTTAAAAATAACAAAGTAAATAGAAAAAAATTTAGTTGGATATATTTATAATAAAAATAAAAGAAACAAAAAAATAGATAGACATGGCTGATTTGTTAATGAAAATGCCCTTTCAGTATGAACCAAAAAGAAAAAACAGGTTCATCATAACTTTCCCATCTTCTTTGGGGATTAACTCTTGGTATGTTGAAAGTGCTTCAAGACCAAAAATTGAAATTAAAGAAGTTCCAATTCCGTTCTTGAATACTGAAACATATGTTGCAGGTCAATTCAAATGGGGTTCAATTGACGTTACATTCCGTGACCCAATCGGTCCTTCAGCATCACAAGCTCTTATGGAATGGGTTCGTTTACATGCTGAATCAGTTACAGGTCGTATGGGTTATGCTGCGGGTTATAAAAAAGACATTGACCTTGAAATGTTGGACCCAACAGGTGTGGCAGTTGAAAAATGGATTTTACAAGGAACATTCTTAACAAATGTTGACTTTGATTCATTAGGTTACGGTGAAGATGGTTTAATTACAGTTAAAGCAACATTAAGACCTGATAGATGT